AACCGAACCACTTCACCTGGCTATCCGTACAATCTTGACAACCCATCAAAAGGTAAGACGCACTGGCTAGGACACGACGAAACATATATCACTGACAACGCTGAATTGCGAAAGGATACTGACGACCTGATTGACGACGCACGTAATGGCATTCGAGGAAATGCTATCTCTCTGGCAACGTTGAAGGATGAGAAGCGCCCACACGCGAAGGTTGACGCGTGCAAGACCCGAGTATTTGAGGCATGCCCTCAGCACTTGGTTATTGCAATTCGTCGCTACTTCTTAGACTTCTCCGCTCATGTCATGAAAGGTAGAATTTCGAATGGTATTGCGGTCGGTGTCAATCCTATCTCTCTTGAATGGACTCGCATCGCAGAGCATTTGCTTCGGAAAGGGAACAACATGGTCGCTGGAGATTTCTCAAATTTTGACGGTTCTTTGCTCCTGCAAATCCTTGTCAAAATTTGTGATAAGATTAACGAATGGTATGGTGACTCAGACGAAAACCAGCTCATCCGCAGCACTTTGTGGGAACACATTTGTAATGCGGACGTCCTGGTTCGTGGCGAAGTAATTCGTCAGACTCACTCTCAACCATCTGGTAATCCACTCACAGTGATCATCAATTCCATTTTCAACGCAATTGTAATGCGTATGGCCTACCTGACCCTGAAACAACGGAACGGACTTCCCCTCTATTGTGACTACCGTGACAATGTGGCTGAAATCATATACGGTGATGACGATGTGAAGTCGATTTCGCGGCGTATTGTCGGCTGGTTTAACCAGCAAACAATAACCGCGGCATTGGCTTCCATGGGTTTAACCTATACTGATGAAACCAAATCTGGCACGGCTCTGCCCTTCAAGGCACTAGAGGATGTAACCTTTCTCAAACGCCGCTTCGTGCAGCAACCTGACGCAACCTGGGCGTGTCCCATGGATATTGAAAACATCCTTGAGATTACGAACTGGATTCGCGGAAAGGCGACGCGCGCAGCGACGGTTGAGAATTGTACGATGGCTCTTTCGGAACTCGCTCAACACCCCCGCAACGTGTACGAAAACTATGGCGGTCGTATACGTGAGGAGTTGCGGAAGGTTGGAATAACTTTGCGTGTACCAACCTATGTGGAACAGCAATCGCTGCTTGCGCATTCATTGCGTGAGCTGGCATTGGTGGACTACGCTCCTCAATGGTAGCCAAGAAGAGGGACCCCTGTCGTGCGAAAATGAGGATAATCGCATGGTAACGCCGCTTCGACTACAGAGTGTGGCTGTGCTCTGGTGATACAGCTCCTCCCTTCGGGATGAATAGTCATTAACTCCCGTCGTATTCATGACTGCTAACTCTAATACTCCAGAACAATTTTCTCACACAGGTGAAAACACAATGAACATAGATTCCACTCGTGGAAACTTACTTACAGATATTCAAGCATCTGTCGGATCTGTCCCTATGCCTTCTACCGTCACGCAACTTGCACTTAACGATACAACGCATCACGACATTTCTTCTATTCTCACTCGTCCAGTGAACTTGGGCACTTTTGAGTGGAATTCTTCTGATCCACCCATTCCTATTCAGATCACACCTACTGATTTCGATGCAGATACACCTAACTTTTTGCAAAAATTTGATTTTCCTCAAGCTATTTTTAACGCTTCGCCTATTACAGTAGATAAACTCAAAAATTACCAGTATTTTAAATCAGATATTGAATTCGAAGTAAAAGTAAACGCTCAACCATTTTTGCAAGGAGCCCTTATGGCTGTCCACAATCCGTATATTTCCAAAGTGGGTGATTTTAGGCGAAAAGGTACGCGGTTCTTGGCGTCCCAAACGTCGTGCCCATACAAAATTATCAGTTTAGAAGAAAGTAATTCGCTTAAACTTACTATTCCTTATGCTAACATCTATGACATGTTTGACCTCAATAATTCTGACAATCAATTCGGAACTATTTTCCTCTATGTCTTTTCTTCTCTTCGGGGTACTGGTGTGGAAGAAAAGGTTAAGTACACTGTCTTTGCTCGGTTTGTTAACCCTGATTACAAAGTGCCAACACACAACGACGTCATTTCTGCGGCTCGCAATGCCTTTGACATCAAACGATTGGAAAGTCAAGGCATGCGTGTTGCTCAGGCTGACGTTGCTCCTGTTGCTGCTACTGATTCGGGTGAATCATCTACTGCTGGACCAGTGTCTACTGTTGCGCACACTGTCTCAACTATTTCTGACGCTCTCTCGGGAGTGCCAGTGTTGGGTCAGATTGCGTCTACAGTGGGTTGGGTCTCGCGGACCGTGGGCAATCTCGCTACCACTTTTGGGTGGTCTAAGCCAGTGTCTATACAACCTAAGTGCGTTCTAAAGCCAACGAGTGCACTTATTCACACTGAAGGTCAAGATGACGCTGTTACTCTTGCTTTGCTGCAGGACAATGGCATTGACGGATCTTCTTTCATTCCTGAAGATAAGGATGAGATGGCTCTTTCTTACGTTCTTGGTCGTCCTAACTATTTTCACGCTCAAACAATTTCACAAGAAGCTTTCTCTGGCAATAAGCTTATGCTCAAGTGGGAAGTCTCTCCATTATCACAATATCAGTATGGCAATGCCGAGGATAGTGCTACCATGTACATGGGCTCTTTTGCCTATGCCAGCATGTTGGCCAGCTTTTGGCGTGGCGCCATTAATTATGATATTATGGTAGTGAAGACGGGGTACCACTTGGGTAGGTTTGCTGTCGTTTTCCTCCCAGAAACCAACTTAGACGAAGTGCCTCCAACCCTTGGCACTCTTCTTTCCACCAATTACATTGGTGTGTATGATCTAAAGGAAGTTTCTACTCTCAAGCTATCTGTTCCTTTCTTCAGTAATACTCCATGGCGAGAAACATACAAGCGATCCACTAATGAAAGTAACCCTGGTCCCGATGCCACAACGTTGGACACCAAGACTGGATGCATTGCCATATATTCATTGATTGATATGTCTTCACCTCCTACTGTTGCGTCGGACATTACGTTCTACGTTGCACATAGTGCTGGAAACGACTATCAGTTGGGCCGTCCGCGGCTGAATTTGGCTCCTGGCTTCCAATCTCGGTATGCCCAATCAGACATTGGCGCTGTGGTTATTCCCTCTGCGGAAAGCATGCTTGTTCCTTCCCATACTTCTCGAGATGTTACAGCTCAAACCACTGGTGAATATTTTACGTCATTGCGTGCTCTCATCAAGCGATTTGGGCATCTTTGTGATTTATCACAAGATGCAAATTTTGTTGGTTTGAGAACTCGTCACATGGCTGAGAATTCTTCCAGTGGGGCGAGAGAAATGTCTCGTCTAAATTTTTCCGATCGCGTATTTCCTACTCCTTTTTACGCGGTTTCTCTCCTTTACCGTTTTTATAACGGTTCCTCTCAGCTCAAAGTCATTCCCTACACTCCTGGTGTAGTTGCTGATTCATTTCTGGACTACGACGAAGATCTTACTGATCAAGTTGTTGTTCCAGCGAATAGAACCATCGGGCAACCGGTGTTTTCGCAGCTTCAACAGGTTTCAAATGCTTTCGAAATCCGGTCTCCATTTTACCGTGGTGTGCGTGGTGACGTCGTAAATTCTACGCAAGTTCCTGTCCTTGGTGACGTGCGTACGTTTCTGCGATGCCGCAATAACGCAAACTATGGTGGAGATACCCAGACTTCGCAAGTGTATGAAGCAGCAGGTGATGACTTTTCTTTCTACTTCATGGTTGGTCCACCACCAATGTGTGATATTCGCAATCTGCAGAGTGATCCAATCGCTCTTCCGACTGGGTCTTCCGTGGAAGTAGACTTCTCTGGCGTTACTGACGTTTCTGCGACTGGCGGCACTCTTGTTGCTCTTCCGGTTACGTACACGCCACCTCTAGCTGTGTCTCCTGTTTCTGCAGGCATAGCTTCTTCTTCTTTGCAATTTGTTACGGTCACGTACACGGATGCTACAACTCAAGACATTCCAGTCACTAGTTGTCAGATTTCTCCCGTGGATGGTTTCAGTGTACCTGTGAACAGCGCAAAGACTGTTGATGCGCCAGCGACACTTGCATTTCTGAACACAATCGATGTCTTTACGGTTGTGACAAATGCGTCGTTGGCTTAGTCAACCCATCTCCCAAACCAAAGGCCCCACGAACGGTCTAAGGTCCCAAGTAGAAGGATTCCCTTTAACAACAAGGTTCTTCATTCGATTCACTGTCTGTGAACTCCTCCTACTGGGGGGAGACGTAGCTTTCAGTGGAAATGACGATTTAGGACCGCCTTCTATTATAATTGGCAGATTTTGAATTGGTTGTTCCCGCAAATGACGGGTACGTACGGGCTGCGCTTCACGC